AAGATAATATTAAACCATTCTTATTCTGATCTATCATTCCTGATGGACAAAATGCAATAGTGTCCACAGCAATTTTAATTCCTTGAATAGCAGCCGATCCTTGTATACCTCTTTCATTATATACAAAATATTCTACCGTTTCGTCTGCAATATTAATGTTAGTAGGAGAAACCATACCTTCAGGTCTTCTCTTTCTAACTTCTCTAATCTTCTTAATCTTTCTAGGATCAAGGTACTTTAATTCTGTTATACCGTTCTTTGTGTTTTCAGCGTCAATAACCTTTTGGAAAAAGATTCTTCCATCAACATACCATCTTCTAAAGAGGTCGTGTCCTCTTGTGTTAAATTGTAATAGTCTTAATACTTCAGCAAATTCTTGTTCTATTTTTTGTTTAATAGCTGAAGAATAATCTAAACCATCAGTTACAACTTTTACAGATTGTCTATTTTCATTAGAAGTAATTGCCTCATTAACAATATCCTCAATTGCCATATCACATTCTGGATGTAAAGCAATTTCTCTATATCTTCTAATTAAGTCCTGCTCAGTTTTAGCAGTACCTTCCATATCAAGGTAACTACCAAAGAAACCACCAGCGGCAACTACCTGTGTGCCGTCTTCCGCTTGAGGTTGACTGAATTGTTGTTTTGGATCTGTTTGTGGTTTAACTCTAGTTATATTAAAACCAAATAACTCTGCCATAATTTATCCTTTGTTTCTCCTAATACTTATAATAGTTTTAAAAGGGCGCTTTTGACGGCGCCCTTTAAATTTATCTACTATGTAGTAGTGTTTGTTTCAAAATATTGATATTGGAAAGTTACACCAAATGTTTCAACTTCGTCATTCGTTGCAAAATTCAAATCAATAGCCGCTATATCCACAGGATAAGCGCCTCTTAAAGTATAAGATTTTAATGTATTACCGTTTCTGTCCAACTGGTCAACAAAAGCGTCAACTTGATAGTCAACAGGATTTGATAATCCTTCGTTGTCTGACATATTGTTGATACCATTTTGCCATCTTTCAAAAGCATTTCTTAACTTAAAGTTCGTATCGTTAAGAACCGTAATTGACCAATCTGCAAATGTTCTATCACCTGCAACTTTGATCTGTCTACCTCTAAAAGGAACATTAACATTACCTACCGTCATAGCAGGTATTGTTGTACTTGTACATAGAAACGCTAAGTCTTCTATTTCTCCACCAACTTGTGCGTAACCAGGAAAAGGCATAGTTACCTTAAACTGATTGGCTCTTGCGCCACCACCAGCAAGTTTAGCTTTGAAGTCATTTATGTTTGCCATTTTATTTTTTCTCCTCTACTAATTACCCAGCGACTTCTTCAAAAGAAACGCCAGTTCTGGTTGCGACAAAAGATAATGTGATAAAGTTGATACTTCTTGCAGGTTTTACAAAAATTTCTGCAACAAATTCATTTCTATCAATTACTTCGCCTGTGTTGTTAGTTTCATCACACACTACTAAAAAGTCTGTGATACCACGTCTACCTTGTACTTCTCTTAAAAAAGGTTCTACAATGTTTCTAAAGTTCGCTCTTGTAAATTCGTCATTAAATTCAAAGAGTTGGAATTTAGAAGCAGTTGATACTGCCTTCTCTAAAGTGATGAACAATCGTCTAACATTGATTCTATCAAATGCACTCGGTGATGATAAACCAGTTTTATCTCCAAACAAGATTGTTCCTTGTCCTGAGAAAGTTGCAACTGGATTTACTCTACTTGTGTAAAGATCATCTCTTTGTGATTTTGTAGGATTATATGCTAATTTAGCAGCGCCTCTAATTACACCTCGGTTTAATCCTGCAGGTGAGAACCAAGAATCCGCTAATATGTCTGTTCTAGCAGCCAATCCAGCAATGTCTCCGTTTAATGGTACATATCTGTACACATCATTGTATCTATCGTAGCAATATTTGTAACCACTATCAAATACAACATAAGAAGATGATCTAATTCCATCAAAGAAACCAGTTACATTACTTGTTTGTGTATTTGAGTTTGATACATTAACCACATCACTTCTTTGCGGTGAAGCGAATACAACTACATCTTTTCTATTTTCTGCAATTGTAATCATACTTTCAACGTGTGAAGCAGAACCACTTGGTCCAGCGATTAATAATCCTACATCTACCGTGTCGGCGTCATTAAACTTCTCGTAAGCAGTTTTTAATTGACCGTCAGTAGCAGCAGAACCATCTACTCCGCCAGATAATGATTCACTTGTAGGTACATCAACAGCAGTAAATGTTGTTCCTGCGGCTGCGTTACCCCAATTGGTTCCAGAAGTGTTATGATCCATCCAAAATACGTAACTAGATTTGTTACTAATTACACTTGGATAGTAGTTAACATCTCCTTGTGGTGATTTTGCGTCTGAAGCTTTTGATAATTTAGAATAAGATTCTAAAACCGTTCCAGGTACTCCTGAAACTCCTCCGTCTTCATCTATTACAACTACGTGTATTTCATCGCCAGAACCTGATCTTGTAGAAGTCCAAGCAGAAGTTCCTGGAGCGCCATCAACTTGATCTGCGTATCTCCATTTTCTTTTGATTCTTGCGTTATCTACAACAGCAGTTATTAAACCGCCTTCGCCTCTAGGATGTTGTACAATTGTTACGACCGTTGAAGTAAGGTTAGTTACTCTATATTTTTCACCAGTAGTAAAATCTACACCTGAAGCAGTTGAAGAAAACTCAATAACGTCTCCGATATTAAGGTAACTTGTTGCGTCTGAGTCAACCGTTATTGTAGTTGCACCAACAGAAGCGCCTCCATCTACTTGTTGAGATGTAGTTGTTGTTTGTTCAAATGCGTTAGCACTTGGACAAGTTGCTACTGAAAGACTATTACCCCAAGCACCTGCTGATCTAGCAGCAAAAGTACCTACTGAACCTTGTCCAGTTGAGTAATTATCTTCGTAGTCTTGTTTATTTTTTACAAGCAAACCAGAGCCACCAGCGGTAGCGTTGACTAAACTTGTTTGGGTAGCTCGTACTACTCTTAATGAGTTAGAATATTGTAAGAAGTTAGCAGCGCTGAAAAAATACTCAAAGTTCGTACTATCAGGTTTACCAAACGTATCTACAAGTTCTTGTTCACTAGAAATAGAAACTATCTCATCTAACGGACCTTTGCTGAATTGTCCAGCAACTGCACCGATTGAAGTTGATACTGCAGGAATGATTCTTGTTAAATCTCTTTCCTGTACGAGAACACCAGGTGATACTTGAAATGCCATAAGTTATTCTCCTCTAATTAGCTAATTTAGTTGTCATTTTATTCAAAACTCGTATTATTCATACGCCCATAGTTAAATTTCATTCTTACTGATATTTATAATAAACACAAACCTAATGGTTTTTACGCACCACAGGTATCCATCTATCTCCATATTCGTCTATTGTTTCTTCATTTTCTTCAGTATTAACACCGTCATCTACAAAACCAAACGGTGCCATATCTTGTTCTATTAAATTTTGTTGTTCAGCATACATTTGCATACGAGCATTTTGATTAGTCAATTCTTTGAAGTATCCTTGATTTGATACCCAACCAAAGATAACTAAGCACATCATCAAATCATCATTGCTACCGTCCTCAGCCTGCCAGGATTGACCTCTTTTAGCAAAAGTTGACATTTCCTCTATGATTTTGAAAGAGTTAATAATTAACTTATCTCCTTCAATTAATGTCTTTAAATTAGCACATCCTACTCGTTTAATCTGTTTTGTCATACGAACACCTAGAGATGAACCACGACCACTATACATAGCACCTAATATTTGACCAGCACGACCTTTTTGAGTACACATTAATACATTAGGATATTCTATCTCATATTGTAGTGCTTCTGCTATCTGTTGACCTATATCGTTTACTTCAGTTAATATGTGTGCTTGATTATATCTTTTTGCAATTTCAGATATAATATTAGGAAATACAAAAGGTTTTACTTCATTATTTTTATATATTGCAACTACTCTAAATGGCATTTTAGTTACATCAAATACAACAAACGCCGAGTAATCTTTATCTACACCTCTTGCGACATCTACGGTTACAACATATGTACGACCTTTAATAGGTTCTTCAAATTGTTCTACACTTTGTTTTGATCTTTTAGGTGTATCATAAACTAAAGATTTAATTTTAGAAGGACTAATAAGTGTATTAACAGAACCTAAAAACTCACACTCAAACTCTTGTTGAAATTGCTCAGGTGATGTATTTCTAATTGTTTGTTCTTTCCACTCATCATCTCTACCTGGTACCTCTGACCAATGTACATCAATAGGTATGTAATCGTTTCTTTTCTTTTCTGCGTCTATCCATAGTTTATAAAATTGATTCATACCATAAGGTGTTGATACTATAATCATTTTTGTTTTTTGTCCTGAAGATATTGTAGGATAAACGGAACTAAAAAACATTTCAGCAATGTTTGTAGGTACGAAAGCAAACTCATCAAGGAATATTATATTATATGAACCACCCCTAATAGCACTTGAAGATGTAGCAGCGGCAACAATAGTTGATTTGTTTTCTAATTCTATATTACCTTTGTTCCAATTGATAACACCTTGTTGCATCCATTTTGGTAAATTTTCATATGCAAGTTGAAGTCTTCCTAATATATCTCTAGCAGTAGAAGATTTATTGGCAAGTATAGCAACATTTGTATTTGGATTAAACATTGCATAGTGCATTAGATAAGCAACCGTTGTAGTTGATTTACCTGATTGTCTAGGTAGTTTGCAAATTGTAAATCTGTTATTATGAATAGTATTAACTATCTTCTTTTGAAAGTCATACATTTTAAAAGGAACAAGTCCTTCATCTAAGGAAACAATTTGCATATAGGTTTCCATAAAATATATAGGATTATTAGCACACTTTTGATATTCTACTATTTGTTCTTTAGTAAAACTAACTGGTGTGTTAACTTTCTTTAAATTAGGGTTACCTAAATATGCGTCATTTACATTAGCCATTGTACACTTGATCTTTATAATCGCTTGGTTTATCGTATCCTTTATACGTGTGTCCGTTTCCTCCAAACCAACCTGTTATAATATATTTTTCGTGCTTATCAGATATTTGACCGCTATGTGTATGT